GACATCGAGATCGTCGGCGAATACTACGACGCCGCCGTCTCCGGCGCCGATCCGGTCACCCAGCGCGAGGGCTTCAGCCTCATGCTCCAACGCATCGCTAGCAACGGCGTGCGGACGATCCTCGTCGAGACCGCCAACCGCTTCGCCCGCGATCTCATGGTGCAGGAGACCGGCTGGAAAATGCTTCAGGATCTCGGCGTCGAGCTGATCGCCGTCGATTCGCCGTCGAGCTTCGTCGAGGACACGCCGACGGCGTCCCTGGTCCGCCAGATCCTGGGCGCGGTGGCCGAGTTCGACCGGGCATTGACGGTCGCCAAGCTCAAGGCGGCGAGGGCGCGCAAGAAGGCTTCGACCGGCAAATGCGAGGGGCGCAAGAGCTGGACCGAAATGGACCCGGCGATGGTCGCGATGGCGCGCGAACTGCGCCAGTCTGGCAAGTCGCTGAACGGGGTGCGGGTGGCGCTGGCGAACCTGGGCTATGTCAGTTCGACCGGCACGCCATTCACCCGGTCGGTCGTGTCCCGAATGGTCGATCGAGATACCACGGTCGCTTAGGCGGCCACGGTATTTTCGCCGGCAGCGCGGGCGCGCGCCAAATCGCGATGGGGCCGGCCTCAAGCCTCGGCTTGGGGCGCATGCCATGGCCAGTGTCGTTCACCCGCGCGTCTCCCCCGGTCATCAGCACCACCATAACCAAAGCGCCGAGCGCGACGCCGACGCGCTGGACGTGGGGGCCGCGCAACGCCCACCTGATCAGCGGCACGAGGCAGAGGCTTAAGAGACCATTGAGCAGCCTGGAGACCCAACCAAGGCCGAATAAGGCCAAGCAGGCGAAGCCGAGGAACACAATCGCCAGCGGACCGAATGCGAGGCCTTTGATCAGGCCTACGGTGAACAGCACGACGGAGCCGATCGGCCAGACGGGGTGGAACGTCACGCGATTCTTTCGGGACGTTCTCGCGAGGCGTTCCTCGGCCAGGAAAACGCGCCACGCCTTCGCGCCCTTGCGCAAATTGCACGGGGCGCACATCGCTCGAATGTTCGAAATGTCGTCTTTGCCGCCGCTGGTCACCGGGATCAGGTGATCTCGGTGAACAACGACGCCGTCCGCCCGCAGATCGCACATGCAGAACGGATTATTGCAGCGGTGAAATTGGCGCCGCAGCTGCGCGCGCCATTCCTCGTCAGTGTGCGAGCCACCATTGCTCGCGCGGGCGGACATGGGACAAGCATCCGGCCGGTCGATGGCTGATTAGGCCTCCGCGTCAACCAGTTCACTGACCCCGTCGGCGTCGACCGCTGCCTCTTCGATCTCTTCCGTGTCGTCCCAATCGCTAGCTTCGAGGGTATAGAGTTCGGCCTCGGCGTTCTCTATCGCCTCATCCTCATCTTCGGCCTGGACCTCGATGTTGGCGGTCTGTTTCATTACTCGGGTAACTTCGACGTTGTAGGTTTTCATTTTCGACTCCATCCAGAAAAGTCAGGGGCCGCGAAAGCGGCCCCCTTTTTCGCTCACGCGACCTCGAAGTAGCCCTTCTTGGTGTCGTAATTGATCCGCTCGATCGTCCCCTTGCCATCGCGCTGGGCGTTCCAGGCGAACACGCAACCCTGATAGAGGTTGGCGTCCGAGAGGGCGGTTTTCCGCCGGGGCTTGGGGTTGCGCTCTTCCTGCAACCATTTATCGAGGACCGTCGATGGCGCTTTATCAGCGAACTCCTCGCCGCCGCGCGCCACTTGATGCCACCACGTCTTGGCCTCTCCCGGATCTCGCTCGTAAGTGGCGAAGACCGCCGCCAGGACCGAAGCCCTCTTCAGCTCCGGCGTCTTGTCGGACAGCATGTGACCCACCCACACCAGATACTCAGTGTATTCAGGGCGATGGAACAGGTCGTAGACATCGTCGCCCTTCGACACGGGCGAGCCAACGACGTACTTGAGATGCCAAGCGATCCCCTCAATCGCCTTTTTGGCTGATGCCCGTGGCACATTGCGCAGTTGCGGAACCACGCCCTGAAACGCACCAGCGACGTCGGCAATCGAGCGCGACGAGCGTCGAGGATCGAACTGTCGAAACAGCGCGACCTCGCCATCTCGATCGTCGACTTTATAGGTCGAGATGACCGCCGTAAGGCCTTCCGGCATATCGCCATCGAGCCTGGACAGCATATGGCTTGAGTGCTGTCCGTTCACGCGAACGATGGTCCCGTCAGGACGAATCGCAAACGCCCAGCTAAAGGGCGTCGCCAATCCGGCCATGACTTGACCGCGAAGGTAGTCTACACGTTTCTCATCGAGGACCCGCTCCGTGTCCGAGCCGGTCATTGTAGCGACCTTGATAGCGAGTTCGCTGGTGACTGCCAGCGTCTCGGTCTTCTCCAAAGTGAAAGCACTCATAATGCTTTCCTTTCGTTAAGCGCGATTGAGTTGGCGGAATTTGGGGTGCGCTCAGATCCCGTTCCGCCACTCGTCCATTCCTCAACGAGATGCTCCAGCTCGCCTGCTAGGACGGCCAGCGTCGTAAACGACACTGTGGCCATGCTGCATTTGCTTTGCTGTTTGAGCGTCTTGATGATTGGAGCGAGTCTCTCCGTCAGGTCCCGCGAAGGGATCGTGAGCATGGGTTGTGGCTTCTTCCTCTCTGCCAGCGTTTTCTTGGATGGAATGATGACGGGGCGATTGTGTTTGCCCCAGACCGGGACGTCTCTTTTGGGGCGACGACCATCGTTCTCGCGATGGCGAGCCTGCTTTACGTCGTTCACAGTAGCGTTGCGTTGCTGTTCGCGCGGCGTATTCCTGACGAACCGAGCGGCGCTTTGCGCCCCAACAGCACCGGCACGAACCATTTCAACGACATTTTCTTCCCCATTTTGAAGAACTGTCTTGGCTGCGACGATGTTCGATCTTCCAATGCCAGCTTCTTTAGCCAATTCTTCTGCGGTCTTCTCTTCTTGGAGGCAAGGTCTCGCGAGGCCTTGCCTGCTTAAGTGCTTATTTCTTCCATGAAGATGTTGCCGCAACTTACAAAGCGCCGCAACGATGAGCAACAATTCTCCGATCTGCATATGCCGCCGCAAACGATTCTGGCTAATCGTAAATCTAACCGGGTCATCGCCGCTGAAGATCTCGAAGCGCGGCTCGACGCTCGCGATCCCGCAAGCCTCAAAGCGCGTCTTGCCGTCGAGGATCGCCCCCTCGTAGAGCCAGATCGGATTGTGGAGCCCCTCCCTCCTGATGCTCTCAGCGAGCGCCATCACCTCCTCGTCGGACGGGCGGGGCCAAAGAGCGCAGGCGGGATGAACGGGGTATTCCATGGCGTGCAGATTTAGGCACGCCTGCCGCCATGTCAAGTGCTTTTCTTGTGGAAATAATCTCCACGTGCCTTGCGGAGACCGGCACACGGCCATTAGAATGCTGATATGGCACGCGGAAACAGACTCAACGTCATATTCTCAGATGAAGCCATTGGCTGGCTTGAGCAGGAAGCAGCCAAGCGCGCGACATCGCTGTCCGATATGGTCCGGCGAATAGTCGACGAAACGCGCGGCGCGTACATCGTGCCGCGCCCAGAGCCACCCCCAGAAGGACGCGGTTTTACCTATCGGGCAGCGACAACCAAGGTTCCGGAAACCTGACCAGGGGGCGGCCGAAGCCGCCCCTCCCTTGCCTCGCCTTGCCCGCCCGTGCCTAGCCTTGCATCGCAAAGCCTAGCCCAACCAAGCCCTGAAACGCCGCGCCGTGCAGGGCCATGCCGCGCCTCGCTAAGCTCAATCAATAAAATATCCTCGCCTTGCCGAGCCTAGCGTCGCCGCGCATCGCCGTGCCTCGCCATGCCCTGCCGAGCCACGCCACGCCAAGCCACGCCAAGCCATGCCGTGCCAAACCGGGCCTTGCCGCGCCGCGCTTCGCAAAGCGTAGCCTTGCCCAGCCCTGCCCGCGCCCTGCCGTGCCGCGCCCCACCTCGCCGTGCAACGCCGAGCCGCGCCGTGCCGAGCCCTGCATCGCGCCGCCTCGCCAAGCCTAGCCCAGCCTCGCCTAATCAATAAAATATCCTCGCGTCGCTTCGCCCCGCGCCGCCGTGCCGTGCCATGCCCCGCCGCGCCACGCTAAGCGGCTTCGGCGATTGCCTGTTCGACGACCGCCCAATGATCGACGCGATAGCGCCCGTACGGGCCTTTCCGCGCTGGGCGGAAGTCACCAAGCCCCACCCGCTTCCCGGCGTCGTCGACAATCGATCGAAAAATCCCAGGTCCTAAAATAGACGTGTCGAGGCTGACGACAAATTCCAACCTCCAATCATCGAACATCGGCCGATGGGCCAAAATTCTCCCTTTTGTGCTAGGAATCACAACAGGTCTCGTGTCGACTTTCCACGGCTGTTTGTGGATCAGGGCGATTTCGGCGCCCTCGATGTCCACGCACGCGAACATCATCGACTCTTCTTTGGTCGTGACTTGCTTCTTTCCGACTTTGTGAAATCGGCCACCGTCCACAAGGCTGCGCAACAAGTTGGGTTGCGGGATTATCAGCCTACCATCGAGCCCCCGGTAGAGCTTCGATTCGCAAATATCGAGCGGGGTCTTGCGTTCGGCACCCGCGCTTGCGCCGCGCGTTCCGCCGCTCGCAATTAGAGCTGCTTCGTCGCTGAATCGATTGAGGATCAGCGGTGTAACGCCGCTGATATGCACCAGTATTTCCATTTTTCGACTCTCCTTGCCTTGCCGCGCGCCGCATCGCCATGCCCAGCATGGCCCGGCCAAGCCTAGCAGCGCCAGCACAACTTGCATGAAATGCAAAACTAGGTCAATCTACCGACATGCCCGGTTTTTGGATGTTCGAGCAGTCCGGGGTCTTGAGGCCAGCAGTCGAGGCCTATCTCGCGCGGGACGAACTGACGCCGGCCGAGGTCGCGGCGATCAGGGGTTACCTAAGACAATGGATCGCCGGACCCTGGCAGGCCGCCCCAGGCGCCGAGGCGCGCGTGCTCGAACGGCTGCGCCGCATGGTCGACGAGCTGGACGACCGCCAGAAGATCGACATCTGGCTCATGCAGGCGAACAGCATCAATATCGATCCGCTCTAGTCATACGCCTCCAGGCGATCGATGAACGCGAACAGCGCGTCCTCGCCCAACGACGTCCAGGCTAGATCGTGAAGACAGTGCGCCGCAAACACCGCCTTAGCGCGATCGAGATCCGGCGACACCTCCAGGCAGGCCGGCCACAGCACCTCCATGTCGAGCCGCCGCTGGCGCCTCTGCCACCCCATCCGGATCAGCGCCCAAAGCCCCATGCTCGTCGTCCTCCCGTTGATCGAAAGCATGGTGGACGATCACGGCGCCGTCCAGGCGCGGCTTGCAGAGACAATCGAGGCCGCCCCCGTGCGACATCAGATCGCCTTCCGGAATGACCTCGCGCGGATCGGAAAGGACGCGCCAGCCTTTGCTCATGTCGCTTTTTTCTCCCACGATGGAGGCGTACAGTCGCCTCGGAGGATCGGCGGGAGCCCCGCTTAATCAACGGGCGTCCGCAAGGTCGCTAGCACCGTCCGGTCCTCCAGCCTATGAATGGGGCTGGAGTCCAAAGACCCCAGCCCCGCCTTGGATCGCCTTGCCGAGCCTAGCGTCGCCGCGCATGGCATCGCCTCGCCCCGCCCAGCCACGCACGCGACCTATTACCACAGACTACACGGGGTACAAAGGCATCGGGGGAAGCGGCGATTGTAGCAGCTCTTGATATTCCTCCGACGCGACCTCCGCCGACTTCTTCAGCAAACCACGCTCCCGGCAAAACTTCAGCGCCTGACACAGCGCATCGACGATGTCGTCGTGTTTTCCTTTTGGAAAACTTGCGCATTGGCTCATGCACAATTCCGCCCAGTCCCTCGGCCAAACCGCCCCGTTCGGTTGCGTCTGCCCAGGCGCCCAAACCACCCCCTTGCGGAAGCCACCATCGGCCATCTCTTCGCCCCACAGATGCGACAGCGCGTGCGCCCGCGAAACCTTGTCCATGTTCCCGGGATCGATCCGCTGGATCGCGAACTCCTCGTCCCGGGTCAGCCGCTGGATCTCTTGCGCCACCGAGATCCCCGACGCCTTCAGCTCGATCAGCAGCCGGTCGACCTTCAATGTGCGGCACTTCTTGATCACTTCCTCGACCAGCTCGTTCAACGCCAGCCGCTTTTGCCAGCACGCCATCAGCATGGCCTGTTGAACCCCGAAATGGTTCGTCCAAATCCCTAAAACGATGAACGCCGAATAGTCGTTCTCCTGCTTCGTCCCGTAGGCCGAATCCAGCGAGCCGATGATCAGGTCGAAGTCCGGATATTGCGATTCGTTGCGCCCATAGGTCAGCGCGATCCCGCGATGCCATAGCTCCCACCCCGTGTAGGGAAACAGCCCGCCCCCACGCGGCGCAGGCCGCTGCTGGTACTGGCCGGCGTAGGCCCACTTGTCCATGTCGCGCTTGAGGTTCTCAACCTCCTGGCGGCCCCAGCGCTGCGGGAAAAGCAGCTCCCCCTCCGAGCGCCGCCAATCCGAAAATCCGATCTCCGTCTCGCAGTGGCGCCCGCTCTCGTATTCCATCGGCAAAACCAGCTGAACGTAATCCGGCATGAACTCCTGAATCACCCCGCTGATGTCCGCCTCGTGCAGACGCTGCATCACCACAACAATCGCGCTCTTCGCCTGATCGTTCAGACGGTTCACCGCGCTCTCCCGAAACCGCCGCGTCGCCTTCTCGCGATCGTTCGGGCTCTCCGCCTTCTCAACGCTGTGCGGGTCGTCGAGGATCAGCCGATCGCCGCGCCGCGAGGTCAGCGAGCTGAACGCAACCCCGTCCCGCGTCCCGGTCAATGTGTTCTCAAAACTTAATTCGCCGCCCCGGGTCAGCTCAACGTGCGGCCAATGCCGAACATACCAATCGCTGGTGACGAGGAGCCGCATCTTCCGCACATCGCGAACGCACGCGCTCTCCGCAAAGCTCGAACTGATGTACCGATAGCTGGTCAGACCCCGGGGCCCCCACTCCCACGCCGGCCACAGCACCGACACAAGCAGGCTCTTCGCGCTCCCAGGCGGAACATTGATCAGCAACCGCGTGATCATCCCGGCGGTCACGGCTTCGAGGTGCTCTGTGATAGCTTCAACAAGGGGGCCTTTTACGAACGGCATGCGCGGCTCCAAAATCGGCCACGCCTCCTCCACGAAGTTTATCAGGCTATTCCGGCACCGCTCCCGAACCGTCGACACGCTCGCCGACGCCTCCATCGAGCTGATCCCCAGCTCTCTCCGCATCAGCTCCGCTACGATCGCCTCGTGGCTCGGTAGGTTCGACCTCGGCATCAATCAGCACCGGATTCCTGGCGAGCGGCCGCAACGCCCTCTCAAGTTCAATTAGCTGCGGAACACTCAGCCGTGACAAGTCCGGACCGCGCTCATCGTCCGGCTTCGGTGGCGCCCAAATCGGACCACCACGCCTCTCAAGCCAAAATTTGTTCATGCTCGCGTCCGCCTGACGCCAGTTCCGGTCCGGCCCACCTACCGCCATGTTGAACGCCGCCTCCGCAACCTCGTTGGTCCTTCTGGCGCCCCCTTTCAACATGCAGTCCTTGTAACGCCGGTACAGCCGGTCCGGCCGAATGTCCGTCAGCAAACTGATCTCCTGCGGCGTCAATCCATTCGCCGCCATCCGCTCAATCGCTAGCTCCAACTCCCGTGCCCCCTTCGCCGCCTCCGCAACCTCGTCAGCTGACCGTGCCTTCTTCGCCCGAGCCCTCGGTCCCTTCCCCGTGTCCCCCACCATCAATCACCTCGGCCGGTTGCGCCGCGCTAGCTTCCGCTCCGCAAACGCCATTACCGCCAAAACATCAACCGGACGTAATCGTCGCAAAACATCAATTATCTCCCCAGAAGCCAGTTTCTGCGCTTTCCAGTCCCTCAACATCAAAACCGCCTCCGCAACCGGAATCGCCTCATTCAGCGAAATCCTGTCCAAAACCGCTATCGCCTCATCTTGCGTCATTGGACAATATTCGCACTTTCTTGTCCATTTGATAGTACAAACTCAACACGATACTCCCACAGCCAACACACCATATTTTGAACAGTGGCCTTAAGCTTAAACTGAAGCGAAGGGGCGCTCCCCCCCCACCCTCCTGGCACTATATCGGCACTCTATTGGCACAGCGACGGCACTGAATAGGCACTGGCCTCATGTGACGCGTCAACAGGCTATGTGCCTGATATTGCTCACGTTTAGGCATGCATTTGACGCGTGTCTCACAATCCGGAGATACAAGCACAGCGATCCTCGGAGACGCCTGCAAACGCTGGGCTTTGCGAGGACGAGCCGCTCGACATGCGGCGCTCACCGCTCGACCGCCGCAGAACCGCCGCTGACCGCCGCGAACCGCCGCAAAGCGGGACGCCAGCGCACCGCGCGCCGACAATCAATCTTCGCTTCCGGAGAGGGAACCAGCGGGGAATGAAACGAGCGGCTGATCACTGGCCGCTGCCTTTTGGAGGAGCTTTGCGGGCGTTAGCGGAGGGACGAGAAAAGGGTCTGCCCAACGGGACGCGAAGCGCCCTTTTCTTGTCCCTCTGCGGGACAAAGGCGGGACAGAAAGAGGGCAAAACCCCACCTAATGAACAACCAGGATTGCAGCGGAGCGCTAATGTTTGAACGCCTGGGGCCTGGGCACTTCGGGACCTCGCTAAGAGCGCGGCGAAGAATGCCGCGCGCTCCGTCCCTTGTGCCACTAATTCACGGACCGTGATCGAGGGGATGGAGGGTTTTAGGGGGGGAATGTATTTGGCGTGTCAAGGGGACAAGGCGACTTTGCGTCGTGATGGCGACGGGTTCAAAAATAAATGTCTAAGCGGCTGATTTGGTTGGCTGGCGTTTGGTGCAAAAAGGGCTCGACAAGGGCCAGAGAAAGGCCGCAGACTGGCGTTTGATGCGAAACGAGCCGAAACCCAAGGCGACAATCGCAGCCGGCTGGACGCGCAATGCAGCGCTCTTGATGCCTTGTCCGCGATGCGGCGCCGGCCCTGGGCGACTGTGCAAGGGCAAGCGTCGAGCACGGGTCTCGGTTCACCGCGAACGCCTGTATGCCGCGCGTGACGCGGTGATCGAGCGGGGCAAACCATGACCTATGAGGAGACCGAGGAGGACCGAGCCGAGAAGCGTGCGATGCGCCCACGGCCAACCGTCAAACAATTGTTCGCCATGTCCAACGAGGCGTTGCTGGACGAATGGCATATGGCGAAGCTTGACGAGCTTGAGACGCGGGTCATTGCGCGCCGAGCGAAGGCATCGACGAGCGCTGAACTCGCTGCAATCGACAAAGCGCAGGCGAACGAAGAGACCAAGCTCGCGGCCGAGCTTGTCCGCCTTGTGATCAGTTTCCGCCTCATGGGGCGCGAGGTGATCAAGCCGCCAGAGGGCGACGAGTGAGCCATGGCTCGCGTCGTCTGCGAGGTGGAGGAAACCGAGCTTGAGGGCGACCATGGTTTGGTGCCGAGCGTGATCCTGGCGTGCTCGCGATGCGGGGCGACGACGGAATCCTTTGGGACGGGCGAGGCCTCGATCCGGCGTTGTTTGGCGCTGATGCGGGAGGAGTGCCCGGAGGGCGAGAAGAATTGGTATGTCGTTGAGGGCATTGAGTGATTGGCAGAATTTCTGAAAAACGCCTCGAGATCGGAAAGTCGACTAGGCGCGTAATTTTCACCTACCGATCTAATAGACATTGACGCTAGGGCTATTGCGGGGCTCGCCTGATGGGGGCAAAAAACGCCCATAGCAGATCATGCAAAAAAATAGACCCCATTCAACGGGCTTCTGAGCGCGATTAAAGGCCTATCGTGTTTGGTGGGTTTGAGGCGTTTGTCCCTGGCTTGTCCCGCCTCAGTCCCGCCTATTTAAGCGTGTCCGAGGCGGCGGGACACGTTTGGGACATCCTGGGACATGGCGCAAGCGTGATGCGAGGGATTGCTAGGGGTTGCGTGGACGTCGAGCGGGACAATGTAATAAGGAGTCGAGAGCGGCCGCAAAATATCGTCACGATGGCGACCGAAAAAGCTTGACAGCGTGTATCCCAACCCACTATTTGGAGGACAGGCGCTGGCCTACGGCGCCCGAAAAAGGAGTCGAGATCATGTCCCGTTTTGAGATGAAGTTTAACGAGTGGAGCGAGCACGCCGAGCACGATTGGCTTGTTTTTGATCGCGGCGTGATGGTCGCTGGTTTCGCTGGGTCCAATGCGGCCGAGCGTTTCATCGCCCGTCGCGAGCAAGAGATTGCGATCGACAAGGCTATCGCCAGCGCGCGCCGTTCGTCTCGCGTGTCGAACGCCGAGGCTCGCCGGATTCATGCCCTCCTGCGCGGGAGGGCTTGAACCATGAAATTGCGCATTGAGATTACCTGCGACAACGCCGCTTTCGAGGACGATTGCCTGGGCGAGATAGAGCGCCTCCTCCGCACCGTGACCGACCGGCTGGCGTTCAGCGGCGAAACCGAGACGGTTGGAGCGCTGGTGGACGCCAACGGCAACAAGGTGGGGCAGTTCAGCGTCGAGCAATAAGGCGAAACACGAGGGGCTCGACCTCTCGCGTCCTGGCGTGATGCGCCAGCTGATGAGCCTAAGCGTCAGCCAATCTGAGGAGTCGAAACATGTCTGCTTTTGTTGTCTCTAAACGCGATATTGACGCCATTGTCACCATCGCCCTGGAGTTGGGCGTCTCAACCCGGCCGGCGAACCTCCTGGGCCGCCTGCTTTGGGGCGAGAACGTCAAGAGCGTAGCCTACCGCTACGCCATGCCCAAGCGCCACGCAGAAGAGCATGCGCGCTATCTGGCGGACGTCGAGGCCTATCGCTTCGAGCCGCTGACGCTGGCCGCTGGCGCCGCCGGCAAGATCGTCGATTGCTACGCCTACCAAGCCTGCGAGCATGACGCCTGGGAGGCCTCCGAGGCGCGCCGGGTGATCGGTCACCTTGAGGCGCGCCTGCCGCACGCGGGCGTTGATTACGCCCAAGCCCCGTGGGGCAACATCGAGCGGGCGGTGCGCTCGTGACGTGCCGCCTCAAGGTCTACGCGGACCTGAACCCGCGCTATCCCTCGAAAGGCGAGCGCCGCTATGCGCTCTTCCTGCGCGACGGGCGCGAGATCGAGATGCGCGAGGGTAAGACGTTCACCGCGCGCAAGTCGGCCGAGCGGGCGGCCTGCCGGCTACAGGTCGAGACGTCGCTCGCCGAGCTTGGAATCGTCGTCGCCGGGGAGGTGGGCTAAATGACCCGCTTCACCGCCGATGTCGTCCACCTCGCCGCTGACCCGAGCGAGAGCGACCGATTCTGCACCGTGGCGATTGAGGGCGATGCGTTCACGGTTGCGCGCCATGTCGCCAACCTTGCCGCGCGCCGCCGCTATGGCGACGAGGCCGAATCCTCGTTCCTGATGCAGTGCGCGCCGTGCGCGTTCCAGGCTGCAATTGGCGTCTACCGCTGCGAGGCGGGGCAGGGCGTCGTGCGCGGCGGGACGGTCGCCATCCGGCTAACGGAGGTGCGCCGTGGCTGAACTTTGCACCGGCCTGTCGCTTGCTTTCGCGCTGTTCATGATGGCGAGCGGGCGCATCTGAAAATAAAAAGCGTCGTGATGGTGACATCTTTTGCAGACGCTGCTATATGAGAGGGGCGGGCGCCTAACCCGCCCCTAACTTTTTGGAGTCGAACCCAATGCGCGACATGCACCGCGAAATCACCGACAAAATCCTCGCCATGCTCAAGACCGGCGTTGCGCCGTGGCGCAAGCCATGGTCCGAGCGCGTCCAGGCTCACGGAAGCGTGATGCCGCGCAACGCGGTCACCGGACACGCCTACAGCGGCGCCAACGTCATCCTGCTCTGGTCGCATGCCGAGGCGAACGGCTGGGGTCCGCGCTGGCTCACGTTCAAGCAAGCGAAGGCGGCCGGCGGAACCGTTCGCGCGGGCGAGAAGAGCCTCACCGTGATCTTCGTCAAGAAAATGGTCGTGCGCGA